GATATTCTTTATAGTAAAGAAATGGTAGAGTCATACTACCGCCTTGATTAGTTTGAGGATATATATTGACATGTGGTCGTTGTGAAAATAAAACTAATTCTTGCCCAGCAGCCCCAAGTCGTACTGGAGCAGGATTAAAATTAGTCAATGGTTCGTAGGACAATATAGCACCACCATAGTAAAACGGAGAAGCATTTATAATAACTTCTAGATGTAAATTACATCTAAGGAGATAGTAATTATCCAATTTTCTTTTAATGGCAGCATTATTAAAAAATAAATGCCATGGCCTAAAATTGTCTGTAATAGGACTAAATCCTGACCCAACAGTCCAATTCTGCGTGTGTATCTTCACAGGCCTTGACAAAAAGTTTGACAATGTAACATTTTGAGAGGAATCACCCTTTGTATAATCAACAGGGTGCGGAATATCAAGTTCCATTCCACCTTCCTCATGAGCAAACCCAACGTTTTCTTGTTGGATTCTTGTGGAACCTTCTCCTTCATGAGTTTTCAACATATCTTCTTTTGTAATGTCCGCTGATTGCACTCTCATGAGCATGAGAGTATAAGCGTTCTTACATATGTCGCAATACTCAGCATAGCAGCTAGCGCTTGAATAGCTCTCACATGCTGTGTACTCTTCATCCTCAGGTAGAGGAAAAAGTTCCATAGCTTGTCCAAAAGCTTCTTCACAAAGAAAGTCAATTTCTTTATTTTGTGTCTCCAGAAGCTTTTGGAGATTATCTTGTTTAAGATCTGTAATATATTTAGTAAAACTTTTAGCAAGCTTATTAGTAACTACAAGGTTAGCTCATACCATAGTAGTACCCTACAAGATCTTCTGTGCACCAACCGAACACATCCTTAAATAAGGATTTTGAGGAACGCTCTGGTAAGTTACGTGATTAATCCATTCTCAAGTGACCTTGGATCTAATAGGTTTATTCTATTCACTCGCAGTAACTATTAAACACGAAGAGTTTTGGTTTGATTTGGACGTACTCTTGAAGCCCATGTTGATAACTAATTATCACCCAAACATACATGTTTAGATGATTCCCAAAAGTCATCACAAAGTTTTTGATAACTTGGAAATGTTGAATCCTCGACCCAGTTCTGGATACCCATGTCTTCGACTAATTTCTGTAGCATTTCTCGCTTATTTTCAAAAACTTCTTTTCCATAGAAAAAGTACTCTCTTAATGCTGTTCCAATAACTGCAATAGCTTGAGCCTCTTCAGGTATAGCCTTGGATCTAGTCCAAACAGTTAGCATCTTTTCTATAGAATCGTGTTCAAGAGGTGCCAAATAACAACCCATATCAGTATCAAAACGCCAACTTCTTTTTAAAAAAGAAGCATCTCGGATATGAATAAATGGTACACTCTCAGCTTCCTTATCAGCCATTGTATATACAATTCCCAATTTCTCAAATGATTGTGCGATACTTGTGTGATTAAACCAGTCCGTTTTGGTAGAAACGGACATTATATTGTCATCACCATAAGTCATCAAAGACACATTATCATTAAATGTTTCACATTCCTTATCGGGATTGAGATCATAATATATGTATCTCATTCGAAGTGAATTCACAATACTATTAATTATGACTGTTAAAGGATTCCCTGATGGATTTGAACAATAAAATTGTACTAAATCTCCATTATAATCCACGAGGGGATAGGCTGTGTCCTCACCAATAGCTCGGATCACGCGCAATTCCTCTTCCGTATAATTTCCAGAATATTCACACATGTCATGTAAAATATCGAATGCTGCGAGAACCTCACAAGGTGACATTCGCTTATCAAAAGCTTTATAATCACCTGCGACAATTCTATCTACACCATGGGTGACAACATAATCATACATTTCATGCCACTCTAATGACTGTGCAATAGTACCAGGACCCGCCTCAAAACAGAAGCGATTTTCCTGAATAAGTTTAGTACAAGTCAAAAGAAATTTTCGGACAATTAGGGTCCAGTCCATGGGTGCACCCGTGAAGACACGAGTTTTCCCCATTTTAACTTTTTTAAAAGAGACTGGTTCATCTTTTAGATGAGCACAAAAATTTGGATGTGCACATCTTCCCTCTAAATAATGTGTAAGAATTTCGTCCATTCTCTGTGAAATTTCTAAATCAACTTTTACAGGATCGAGATTCTGACCAACAGGAGGGATACTTTCCAAAAAATGTTTTTTGGATTTCTTCCATGGATTTCCAGCACTGGTATTTCGATTAAGCTTATCTATAAAACTTACACCAGCTTGTCCATTCAATGTAGAGAAATCATCCAAAACACATAATGTACTTTCATATACGGATTTATCTAAGGAAAAAATCCTTTTCTTATATGATTCAACACTTGCTGTCAATATCCTTGATTGTAGATCAACTATAGGTTTAACTAAATCAAGTGCAGCAATACGCCATGGTACATATGTATTCATAACAGGAGCACCAAATTTAATTTTATAACCTTCAAGGTGTCTCACCATTGGAGTAATGGTGACAGTGGATTTTGAAGTTCCTCTGAATCCTGTGAATGATCCGTGAACTGATGCACATCCATCTTCAATAAATCTAAAAACAGACTTTTTGTGCAGTTCACCTACATCGCGTTGTTTTGTGTTTGAAGAAAGAAATTCATAATTTCCACTCTCAACACTAAATTTTTCACTCTCATTCACACGTTGTAGTATGAATTCACGTGATACACTCAATAATACTAAAGCTCCAGTATGATTGTTTCTTGCAAAATGAATTCCTGCAATAACATAACCTAAGCCAGTATTAGCTAGAAAAGCAGATCCACAATCTCCTTCTTTAGTCACTTGAGTGGTAGCACCAACCCACAAGTCACAATTTAATGCGCCTGTGATTTGAGTACTAAACTTTTGTTGTCTTTTTAATCTAACATTCTCACATTTCACTCCAACTATACTTCCATCGAATTCCCGTCCAACCGTTTGTCCTTTTAATGGACCTTCAGATTTTTCAGAAAGAAAATATTTAGATATATCTTTCTTTGGAGGTATATTTCGGATATGAATAAAAGCCAAATCCCTTTCAGGATATCGTTCAATGTTAGATTCATCTATTGTGAAAGACAAATTGTCATTAACATTAAGACCGCATGATTGAACAACATGCATTTTTGTGCTTGTCGGTATCGTAGGTATACAATGATTGTTCACCATATAAATATGACCTCTGATACATAGCATTTTGCTTGGTCTATATGTTCCAGGATTATTTGGATTATCAATACGAACACTTATACAATTCCGAGATATTAAATTCTTAAAATCTTCAAATGACCCAGACATAGCCGAAGCCGATTGTCTAGTCATATCAAATGGTGTTAAAGTGTATTCATTTTTATACCATAC